TTGATCTGCTAATTGTTTTTTACCTTCAGGTGAATCATAGTAACCTTCTCCCTCTCGATCTTGTCTACCATTTCCAGATGGTGATGGTGATGATGGAGGATCACTTCTTCCCACACCTCCACGCATTGATCCTAAATCTCTTGATCTTTGTTCTTCTTCTCTTTGTGCTGTAAAATATCCTGGTCTTGATCCATCTTTAGATGGTTGAACTCTACTAACACCTATATCAGCTATTCCACCATCAGCCATGCCTGACATAGCTTGTCTTCTAAATTCTTCAAAAGACATTGGTTGTAGTCCTTGTTCTTCCATTTCAAATACGTATTGTTGATATTGTTCTACTAATAATGGATCAGCCATAGCTAAATTTCCAATACCTTCATTTTGTTTAGATGCTAGTCCCCTAAAATAATCTTCTAAGTTCTCCATATATTCTTGAGTGCCTCTAAGTTTTTTCATATCAGGAAACACTTTTTCAAATTCTTCCATGTATTCTTGTAATTCAAACTCAGCCATTTGTTGTGGTGATTTAGGTCCTTCATTACCTCTGTAGGTAATTTTTGACGCGCCTGTATCTAGTGATTCTAATCCTGTTTTCATATAATTTTTTATGTTAATTTTAAAAGCAGGAATTTAACCTGGGGTTGTTAATAATACTTGTTTTTATCAAGTAAATCAAGCCTATGATGTAACTTCTCTAGGTTTAATTTCTAGCGCAGATACGACTACATGTAGCCTATTTGCGGTTGCTGCAGTCACCTTTAATACTTCACTTTCCTGTAAAACTAAAGGTGCAGATAATAGTTCTGTTGTTGCATTAGCAGATATTGCCTTAGTCTTAAAAAGACTAAAAACAGCATCTGATGTATCTGTAATAGTTACAGTTATAGTATCTGCATTACCTGAATCTTCTGATACTAGTATTGATTTTATAACAGCTGTAGTGGCTGAGGGCACTGTGTATATTGTAGTTGCACTAGTGCTCGTTAAATCTGCTTTTTTATTTACAAATGTATTTGCCATTATGCTATAAAGAAAGCAACTGCTTCCTGTTCATCTTTTAAATCTTGTTGAAATGTTGTATTTAATTTTTGTACAACACTATCTACATCTCTAACAAATGATTGTTGCACTTGTTGATCGTAGTTTTCTAAAGGTTGTGTTAATGATTGTACTATTCTAGCCATTATCTTCTCCCGTCTGGTTGTATGTCTAATCTAAATGTACCAAGTTTCCAAAATTGACTTGTGCTGGTGTTATCTACTTTTAAAGATATAGATCTAGCACGTGCTCTTGTATCAACTTTATTTGTACTACTTGATATGGTAAAAGGTCCTAATGTTGAACTAGCTTGTGTTTGATTAGGAAAATCTCTTAAGTTTAATGTAATTCTAGTGTCACCTGTTTGTGATAAAAAGTCTGGTAGCACTCTTCTAATTTTCATCATAAACTCACCATCACCTTGTAACCCTTGTTGACCAATGTCAAAATCTCCAGATTGTATGTTTGCTGTGATAGATGATGTTGCACCTTCTCTTATTTGATCTAATCCTGTTTCGTGTTCATAGTAATAACTAACACCATCAGTGTTTCCTTGTACAAAAGTTGCAGAACCAGATGTACCATTAGAGCTTGTATCATATTCTGATGCATGAGGTTTACCAAATACAGCAGAATCTTGCCAAGCACTTCTTGCTAATGTACCTGTGGTCCATACAGGTCTTTCAGGTGTTGAATCTAAATAGTTATAACAAACCATTCTATTAACTGTTTCTGCTCCTGAGTTAGGATAAAACCACATAACCTCACCAAACAAATTATTTAGTCCTGCATTAATATGTTGTTTTGGAATTGTATTAATATCATCGTAAACATGATCTTCAACTAAACATGGTAATGATTCTAGTTTACCAGTGTATCTAAAAAAACCATTTTCTGACATCCAGTATGCAGAACCATCAACCTCTACGGCTGCATTCTTACCAATCAATCCACAGTTAGTACCTACTTGTTGGAATGAGAAAGTAAATGGACTTCCTACAAATCTCATAATAAATAAAGCAGTATCAGTCCAAACGTAAATTGCATCACGACCTCTGATTGCTCCTACAATTTTAGATCCATCTGCAAGTCTTTGTGTACCTGCAGTATTAATTGCACTAGGTGTGTATGACGTGCTTGCGTCAATTGATTCTTGGTCCGAGAACCTGATATACATTTCATCTCTTGTGCTTGATGTACCAATAGTTGTTTCTGTTCCAAAAAATATTAAGTGTCTATCTGGTGCTGATACTAAAGTAAATGAAGATGCTGTTGGTGCATTTGCAAGTATCGTTGCTCTTGTACCTGTTGCACCTGTTGGATCAGAATCCCATTCAAATGTTTCTCCACCAAATATAGTTGCAATAAGTTTATTACCAAAATTATCTAATGACCATAAACCTGGTGCTGTTACAATGTCTCCAGATGCTGCAGCGTTCCATGCAAAATAATTAGATGCATCGGTTACTGTATCACCACTTGAGTGTGATGCAGCTGTTGTACCATTAGCACCTCTAGTTAATCCTGATAATGTTCCACCACTATTGGCTGTGTATGTAATTAATTCTGAATCTATAATAACTGTTCCTGATGATGCAAAAGAAGTTGAACTTGCCATGGTTAAACTTGTAGCAGTTGTATTGATGCCTGAAGATAATGTTGATGTAAACTGTCCTTGTTTTACACCACCCCATGATCCAAGACCCCAACCAGTAGAAGCTGTTTCAACTGCAGGTCCTACGGGATAATAATGTTTAACTCTAATACCGCCAGATGTTGATGCACCTGATCCAGACTCATTAGATGACATAGTAATCGTTAAAGTTGTATCACTTGGAATACTAGTTACCATAAATTTAACATCGTCAAAATCACCAGACCCAAAATTAGAATTAGTAATAGATGTAAAGTTATCACATAAAATAATGTCTCCTGCATTCATATTATGTGCTGATGCAAAAGTTACTGTTACAACTGCTGATCCATTAGTTGTAGAAAATGCGTTTGTTAAAGTTGTTGTAGTTTTAATAGGGTGTATGTCATAAAAGATACCACCAGAGTATGCATATAAAATTCTATTAGTTCCTAATGCAGCGTACTTAATACCTGATGCATTAACAAAATGATGAATAGCTGTGTTACGACCTGTTAATTCAATAGAACCTAATTGTGCCCAACCACCTATTTTTTCAGGTGTACCATATCTAAACCTTACATTATCACCAGCAACCCACTGTCCTTCACCACCTGTAGCAGTAACTTGTTTATTAAAGCCTGGTGCAAATTGTACTTTTTGTAACATAGAAAACCATTATATTATTAATATTTTATTTTGGGAACACCTAACATTGGTCTTCCATCAAATTTATTTTTTTCAGCAAATGGGCCATTTACATGGTTATAATGTAAAAATACTTGACCACATATGTTTCCTTCAAATGGCTCTCGCCAATGCTCTAGATTGCATCCACTATATACTAGCATATCGCCAACATCAAGTAAGACTTCTGTGCCTTTTGGAGGGTTAGGTGTATGTATTTCTTTAAACTCATCTATAACAGTTTTAGCTCCTGTACCATCTATAAATATAGACCAAGGATCACCACCTAAATGAAGGGTAGTTGATATTTCACAACTAGGTCTATCACTATGTCGTCTTAGTTTATCTCCTTTTTTATAAAGTCTTGCATAAGAATATGTTGGTATTAAATTTAATCCTGTTTCTTGTTGCATTACTGGTAATACTTTCATCATTAAAGTTTCCATTACCATATCTGCATAATGAGCGTAGGTATTTGGTATTTGTTTATCAGTCCATGTGCCTAACATACTATTGTCATAAATAATATTTTTTTCATACATAAATTTAACTGCATCTCTTTTAAGCATAAAATAATTATATATAAAATTAGCTAATTCATAAGACACTGCTTTTTTAATTATTTGATATTTATTTATTTTAAATGTCATACAAACATACCTTTCTGTAAAAAATTAAATGATACTGATATCCTTATATCATTAGACTGGTTAGGATCAACACAGTGCATTAACCAAGATGGAAACATGATACATCTCCCAGCAATCGGTTCATAGTGTGTTTCCCTATATAATCTTACAGGCAATGTACCTTTCTTTTGTGTTGGTCTAACCATTGCAGCTGATGATCTAGGATCATCTATTTTTAAATGTCCTGAATTTTTAGGAGCTTTAATATAATAGACACCTGACCATAAAGAATTAGGGTGTTGATGTGCTCTGTTCATTCCACCTGGTGGATTTATATTAGCCCACATATTACCTAAAAAAGGTTCGCTCTCTAAATGCTCTTGTTCATATATTGTTTTTTGACATGCATATAACATACTAACTAATTTTTTATATTCAGGTAAGTTGGCCATGTTAGTTGGTGAGTGCCAACTTTTAACATTTGTTCTTGTTATACCTTTATCTTTATTAGCCCAAGCTGTTATGTCTTTTTC